AGGCCGAGTTCCTTGGCCTTCTGCACCAGTTCGGCGCGGGTCGGCGGTGCGTTATCGTCTACCGGCCAGGCAAACCAGCCTGCCTCAACGTGCGCGGCTAGTTCTGCTTCGTTGGCCACACCGGCATAACGCACCGCACCGATCCCCGGCAACGTCATCGTGCCATTGGCGTGCTTGCGATACACAAGATTCGGGAACTGCATTATTTCTTCTTCCCTGCGCGCATGTTGTCCACCAGATTAGGATAAGGTCGGCCAGCAGCTTTCGCCATAGCTTTCGCGCTGGCCTTCTGCTTGGGTGACAGCTTATCCGGCTTTCCCTTGGGTGCCGGTCGATCCCATACAGGCTTGGGTTTCTTCACCATTTCACCTTATCCGCCCAGAAGGCTGCGCTCATCTTGCCCTTGGCAATGTTGGCACCGTGCCGCGCTTTGAAGCTGGCCCGCTTGTCCTTCATTGCCTCGCTCTCGCCCGCTTTCGGCTTGCCTGCGGTCTTCGCGCCTTGCTCACCGAAACGGATCGTCTTAACCTTATCCCCCTCCTTGGCCACCACGACATGAGATTTAGTCGGGTGGTCCGGTGTGCGTTTGGGCTTGTTATAGCCCGAAACGCCAGCACGTTCGAGGCGGGAGTCTTTCTTCACTTCGGCTTCTTGGTCATCTTCATGGGCTTACCGGACTTCACAGCCGCCTTTTTAGCAGCCGCCATGCCCTTAGCATCGTAACCGTATTTCTTTCCGTTGACCATCGGCATGTTACTTACCCTTCTTCTTCTTGGCCCGTTCCGCCGTTGACAGCGCAATGGCGATTGCCTGCTTTTGCGGCTTGTTCGACTTCATCTCAGAACGAATGTTCTTTGATACGGTCTTGGCACTGTAGCCCTGTTTCAACGGCATACCAAATTCCCTTTACGGGTTAGGGGTGGCCACTCCCAAGCCACCCCATCCCCATTAGATGCGATACGTGACGAACGTATTCGCAGCGGTCTTGCGGGTCATGAAGCGCCCGCTGGTGCCGGCTGCCACAGCGCCAGCGCCAACAACGGTATGGCCCGATGCAGCGGCGGTCACGGTGAAGGCGTTCGAGCCGGTGTTGATGGCACTCCAGATAAACGAATCATTGACCGCAAACGTATTAGCGGCATCCATGATTGCGCCCGTATCAAGCGTGGCAACCACAGCAGCGGCAGTGGTGGACGTGACGAGGCCGCCAAAGATGAGGACACGCGTCAGCGTGCCGGTAGCGTTCAACGTGCCGGGATCGCCCTGCGCAACAAGGTTGCGCTCAGTGATAACGGCATCAGTGCCAACGCTGTACATCAACGGGCTGGCATCGCCGCCAACCAGGCTGATGGTGGAAGCAGCAGTGAACACCGCAGACGTGAATGCACCGCGACCAGTGAAGAGCACTTCTTCAGTTGCTACCTGATTGGCGTAATCGCGCTGGCGAACCACGCTATAGTTGCCGTCGCTGTAGCAAGCGATGCGGTTGGACGCGGCAACCGCGATAAGCGGCGAACCGCTCCAGGGGACGATATTCGACATAGGGAATCCTTATGCAGTTGGGGGAGAGCTTAAGCCCTCCCCCAGTTTCCGATTACGGGACTTGGTTGAACAACAGGACGCCGGCCATTTCAGGAGCCGTCATCACCACACCGAACAGAACGTCTACCGTGTAGAACGTCTTGAAGGTTGAGTTGTCGAACCGCTTGCTCATGACCACTTCGATGCCCTGATCGGTCGAGGCGCGCATCACAGCGACACCCTGATCGCCGGGAACCGCATAGCGGCCCGGAAGCAGTTCGATGGCCGGCTTGCGCCAGAACACGTTGTAGCCCGTTGCGTCAACGTTCAAGAACGTAACCGGAGCAGACGCAGCCGGGGTAACGATGCAGTTCTTGTACTCGTTTTCCTGGTCAGTGCCACCCTGCGCGCTGATGATCGGCGGGCTGATGACAACCGTGTTGGAAGCGCCAACGCTGATGACGCGGAAGGTCTTGGGCTGGCCCGTGCCTTCCTTCGTGATCTGATGCACCGCTTCAATGCCACCGACAGTGAAGCAATCGCCAGCGCGGACGTTGGTGTTGCTCGACAGGGTGATGGTCTGATAGCGGTTATCGACGTTGCCAACTTCGCCGGTCGAAGCCGTCGAGGTCGCCTTCGGCACCCAATACTGAGCAGCCGAGGTGCGGGTATCCATAGTGATCGAACCGCCACCGGCAGCAGCCGCAATACGACGGCCCACGTCCAGCTTGTAGGTGTCGAAACTTGCCACCATGCCGACCTGTGAACGCTCGTAAGCGGTCAGGGTCTTGCCAGCGACAAGATTCTGACGGCCAGCAAGGTTACCAGCCATGCCGTTGTAATCGCGGGTGTTCAGCGCCAGATAACGCTGATCCTGCTGCACACCCTGCTCGTTCATGATGGTGTCGCACAAGGCAACGTCATCATAGGAACCAGCGGCGGTCGTGCGGGTCACGACAAGCGTGGCCTGCTGCGTAGCAACGTCGAGGACGGCGCTGTTGATGGCGCTGGCCAGCTTGAAAGCAGAGCTTTCAGCCAGACGGCCTTCCTGCAACGCATCACGCATTTCTTCAGCGTCCAGTTCGAACGTGTCGTTCTTACGGAAGCCCAGGCGCGACGGCACGGCCAACTGCACACGGTTGCGAGCAACCACCGGAGTGCCGACAACACGATCCTGCAGCAGGCCGATATACGGCTGCGGACGCCAGATGGTGTCGTTGGTGCGTTCCATCAACTGGCCATTGGTGCCGTAGGTGTTGACGTTGCGCGACATGATGAGGCCATCGGTGAAGCCTTCGAGCATCTGCTCGAATGCAACCCGCTCCTCCTTGGAAAAGCTATTAACCATTCTTCATTCCTTCGTTGGGTTATGCTGCGCGCTTCTGCCGACGGTAGGCAATCACTTTGCTGTAATCGCCCGTCTTTTCGGCATCAGCCCGCAGCCGATCAAGTGCTGCATCAGCCCCTGCAACGCCAACTGGCGCAGTGCCGGTCATTGGCTTCTCAGGGGCAACGGTTGATTTGCGCTTCGTCACCTTCAATTCGCTTTCCAGTTTAGCCGCCTTGAAGGTGAATTGCGCGAGGCTTTCAATCTTGGCCAATTCCTTGGCCCGTTCCGGGTATTTGCCCAACGCATAAACCAGCATCGCGGGATCGTCTGCACCATCCACTAGGATTGCCCACCGCATGTCGCCAAACAATTCACGGACGTTTTGTTCCGCATCGTCTACGTCATCAGCCGGCAATGCCTGCTTGCGCTCAGTGTAGGTTGAAAGCCGCGACTGCCAGGCTTGCTCCGCTTGTTCCTGCTGCTTGCGTGCAGAGGCTTCCGCGTCATCGGCGTTGCGTTTAGCGTCCTTCCAGCCGTCCAACTGGCGCTCAAACTCGTCTGCGTCGTAATCGCAACTTTCAAGCGTTGGCTTAGGCGGCAATGCGGTTTGCACCGGCTGCTGCCGTTCCTTGGCTTCCAGTTCCTTTAAGCGCTTCGTGAGTTCCCGGTTATGCTTGCGCAAATCTCGCACCCATGCAGGCGCGGCGGTTTCTTCCGGTTGAGGCGGCGCTTCCTCACCAATCGAAACGATCAACTCACCGTCATCATCACCAGACTCTAGGGCTTCTGCGTCTGTGCTGGCGGCTTGATTCTCACCAGCATCGGACGTTTCGTTCACCACAGAATCGGCGGCATCGGCTTCCTGTTGATACGTTTCATTCTCTGCCACGTTCATCGTTATCACACTCCCTCACAGATTTAAAGCCCCTGCGGTGGGCCTCCAGCGGCAAGAGCGCCGCCGATTGCTTGAGCGGCCTTGACCGCCGTATCCAGTTGCTTGCCCTCAACCGTGGCCAGCGTCTCAATCGTCTGTGCGCGGGTTTTCTCAGTGTTGGCCTCGGCCAGGGCTGTATCAGCCACGGCCTTCTGTGCTTTGGCTTGCGCTTCCATCGCCATAGCGTTTGCAAGCACCGCGTTAGGGTCTTGCTGCTGGCCCTGCTCTGCCGCAGCGGCTTCCATCTGTGCGCGCTCTTCGTCGTTCGGTTCAACTGCACCCATGCCGACCAACTGGCGGCGGTAGAACTGGCGAAGGTCGCCTAGCCCCTCGCCGTCCATGTTCATCATGGCAGTGGCCAGTAGCACCTTCTGATCTTGCGGGTCGTTGGCCATCTGCAAGAGGCCGGTGATTGCCCGGACGGTGGCGTCACGGCGCGATGTGAACGCCGGGCCAACGTCAACAGCCACGTCCAGCTTGGCGCGGCTTAGATCGTTCCTAAACCGCTGTTCGCCCGTGTTCTCGTCAATGATCGGCTGCATCAGCTTGACTTGCCCAACGCTGCCGTCCTCATTGAGCGACTTCATGGCCCGGTTATCGTCAACGTAAATATCCTGGGCCATCGCCAGCCATATCTCGCCGGCACGGCGCATGGCCTTTGCAAAGTTGGATAGGTAAATGAACGCGCTCTGGTCGATCCGGTTCTGGATCATCTCAACGGCCTTGCTGTTGATGTTCGACACCATCTTATCCTGCGCCGGGTTAAAGCCTAGCACCTCGGCCATGTCCTGCTCAGTCAACTGTAGCAGCGCAGCCATTGCAGGCGGCACCGCAGGCGGCTGCGTGTAAGCCAACGGGCCAGTGGGTTGCACCTGGCCATTGGCATCGGTGATCGGGTTGACGAGGAGATAGGGATAATTCTTTACGTTGTCCTCGGCCCACATAAGCTGGTGGCCAGCAACCTGTTCGGGCAGTAGGATTGGCTTCTGCACTGCCGACAGTGCCGCCGGCTCAGCCAGGCGGCTGATCTGCATGTTTTTGAGGCGCTGCGGGTCTTTCGCCAATCGCACTACGCCCATGCAACGCTCGATGTTGTCGATGAACCACCGCTTGCCATAGACCGGCACGACGGGGATGTGTTTGCCAGCAATGTAACCGGCATCCTCCAGCACCCGGCCACCGGACATGATGTATTTGCGCACCTTGCGGCTGCGCTTTGTCCATTCTTTAATGACATTACCGCCTAGCAACTGGGCCATGCGAATCTCATCGTATTCGCGGCCTTCCTCGCCGTCCTCGGCCTCGGCCACGTCCTCGGCTTCGAAGTCCATCGTCTTACCGTCTGGCATCTCGTAGCGCATCATTGACGTGCGCTCGTCCTCCACGCGGTAATATTCCGCCACGTAGACCACATCAGGCGTGGCCCAATCAAACTCAATCGTGTCGTTGTTCTTCGGCCAGCTTGCCGGATCATCGCCCCACTTGGCCATGTATCCGTTGCGCGTTACGCTATACAGCACCCAGCACTGCGTGGCGTCGGACTTATCCATGCGCTTGGCGTCGAGGTCGAAGTAGACGGACGTGTCAGCGTCGGCAATCATCTCAAAGCGGATGCGCTGGTGCTCGTTCTCATCGTCATATTCGTCTTCGTATTGTGTGCGCAGGCGGAATGCGCCGAAGCCACCGCTGGCGGCTTCCTCGAAGGCGTTATCGCAGGCTTCGTCGCCATTGCTGTCTGCGTAATCAGCCCGGAACAGGCCGTCGCATGTATCGGCAGTTTCGTCAGCAGCCGCGCCATCCTTCGGCACAAAGTCCACCATGACGCGGTTGTTGCGGTATTCAGTGACAACGCGATTCAGCGCCATCGCAATCTTATTGATCTCCATACGCGGGCGATTGGCGAAGGCATCTTCGTATTGCCCTTCCCACATTGCGCCTGGAATGCTGGCAAAGCGCCGATCGGTAATGCACTGCTTGCGCTCATCCTGTAGCGCCGACTGCGCACGGTTGAACTCGGACAACGCTTCAGCGTGGATGGTCGCTAGTCGTTCGGCTTTTGATACTCGCGCCATATGCCCTCTTCACCGTTCACAACGTGCGGCGGTCAGTTGTATCACCGCGCGAACGGGCTGGCAACTGGTAGCGGCACGGCATCAAACGGCTTGCGCACCGGAGCGCGGCGCACGGCCTCGCAGGCGTAACGCAGCGCGTCGATCACGTGATTGTTCTTATCATCCAGCACCGGCAGGATGCGCCCGGTCAGCGGATCGACCTTGTAGCTGTAGCTGGTCAACTCGTCGATGGTATGCTGGCAGCGCGGATGCACCACGATATCGTAGGACTTCAGCCACTCAATGCCCTCGGTGACGCTGTTCTGCCCTTTCACCGCTGACATGATGCGCGGGAATCCGTGATTGCGCAGATGGCTGATCGTCTCTGGCCTAGCGCTGTCTGCCACGATGGGCCACTTCTCGGCCTCTGGGATGGTCAGGAACAGTTCAGGCGTGTTGACAATCTCACAGCCGATCATGAACGCCTCATGGTCAACGTAGACGGTGCGCCCGATGATATGGCAACGCACAAGGACGGTCGGATCAACGGCAAAGCCAAAGTCGGCCCCGAAGCGATGCACCGCATCAGCAGGCGCTTCGAAGTCCTCCACGCGCCAGTTGCGGAACACGCGGGCTTCGCTGTTGGC